CATTTCCATAACATCCAAGATGAACTGCTTATCATCTTTCCAGTCATCGTAGTATTCCAAGTTGAGAGAGGACAAGCAGCATACTGCTGTTCGTTTCTCGTTAGTTGGTAAGAAGATTTCTGTACACAGATTGCTGCCATTAATCTTCAAGCCCTTCTCGCTCAACCACTTAGGCATAGCCTTGTTAGCTGTGTCAATGAACACCAAGTATGGCTCACCTGTTTGCATACGCAGGTCCAGTATTTTCTGCCACAGATATTTAGCAGACACTGTCTCTACCACCTCACCACTGGCAGGATTCTTAAGCTGAAAGCTGTCATCAAAGTCAGGATCTTTCATAGCCTTCTCAATGATGGTCATGAATTCGTCAGTGATGTTGATGCCGTGATGCAGGTTTAGTGTGCGTACATTCTGATCGCCTGTAGGCTTACGCATCTCCAAGAACTGGATGATGTCAGGGTGGTGAATGTCTAGGTAGGCAGCATAGCTACCCCTTCTTGTACGGCCTTGGCGGTAGGCCAAGGAACTGGCATCATAGATTTTGAGGTGGGGCATAACACCAGTAGACTTATCATCACCATTGCGGATACCAACATGAACCCCAACACCACCACCATACATGGATAGCCAGTTAGTTTCTGATAGGTTATCGACCAAGCCTTCTGCACTATCATCCATGTAATTAAGGAAACAGCTAATAGGGAGGCCACGCTTAGAGCGACCAAAAGATAGGATAGGTGTAGAGTAGCTAAGCCAATGCTTGCTGCTGTAGTCGTATAGTCTTTGAGCATGTTCTTGATTAGACGCAAACGATTCCGAAACATATGCAAATCTTTCTTGAGGACTAGCCTCTTCATCTTTCATATAACTCTCTCTTAATCTCTGGATACCAAGTTCATCAAACAAACTATCCCGAGACAGGTCAATGCTGACCTTAAACTTTGCCATATAAATACTCCTGAAATGGTGGAAAAAATGGGAGCCGAAGCTCCCGAAAGGAAAGGTAGTTATACCTCAGATGACTACTGCTTGCTCTATTAAAACAAGGATGGAAATAAGTTTGTTAGCACTACCTTACATTGGTCTGCTATATCACGATGTTCTTTCTGTGTTGCTTTGTCACAACGAATATCAACATAGTGCATCCAGCTTCTCAGTGTACCGTTCATGTACATTCTACTGGTGGTTAGTCCTTCAGGCAACACCTTTCGTGCTACCTCCTTAGCTATGCCAAGGCTCAATGCAGCCTCATAGGACCGCCTAGAAGCCACCAAAACATCTGTCTGTAGCTCATCCCACACCGCCATTAATTCACGGTCTTGTACAGGGATTGAGTTCTGTCTGTTCTTATTATCTTGCAGCCTTACCTCACTGGTTTCATAGCGTGAGGAAATGGCATAGCGTTGTGAGAATTCTTGGAAGCTAAAGCTTCTGTGTCGCAGGATTTGACGGGCAATGTCACGGGTGGTTTCAATTTCCATGCACACATTCACCATCTCAAATGGACTCCAGTGTTTGTTGTCCATCAAATACTTCAGCAGCTTAGGGGCTGTCTCAGGACTGTCCTGATTCTCAGGGTTGCTCACCCTCGCCATGTACGCTATCAGGTGTTCCGCATTCGGGGTTGCCCAGATCAGTGTTACCGACATATTTAGCTCCTTCATTAACGCCATTCTTAAGTGCTGTAATTATACCGAGATTGAGTAGGAGGTTACGCTCTTCCCAATTTAAATCGAATTGATATGTAGCACTACCATCATCATGTTCTTCTAACATTTCAACATTCATTTGTCAATCCTTTCTTTATATTCTTTCTTGGGTATATAAGGAAACGTGATGGGAACAAAACTATCACTGCACCCGTAGTAACTTTTATATTTCTCACCAGTTTCTTTGTCAGTGTACCAGTCATAAAAAATAATACCTTCAATGTCATACGCTTGTCCATTGAATCTATCAGCTTGTTTGAACACACGACTGCATCGTTTGTTTTGAAAGACACCTTCGCTAGCTTCATGCCATTCCCAGTCTTCACCAGTTAAAGGGACAACTGGTTCAAACATAGCCAGCTTTTTAAATAGATCCACAGCATAAGGTGCAGAACTTCCACTGTGTCCTTCATTATGAAATACTAATAACAGATCTAATACATGTTTGCAAATAGCTTCTTGCATTTCATCTTTGTAGTTGCCATCATCATCGATCCAACCAGCAGCACGAAACTCCATCAACGCATGCTTATTAAGATTGCTCATTTCTTTTTCCTTTCTGCCTTCTCTAGTTCTGTCTTCACTTTGTGACAGGGTTTACACATCACTTGTAGGTTTTCTATCTCACAGAAGATACGATCAATGAACAAGTCCCAACTAACAAAGCCTTCTGTTGGTGATACTACAGGGAGTATATGATCTACCTGTACATCAGCAGCAACAAAGTGCTTCTTACATTTGGCACATTTGTAATGCATTGCCAACTTGCCTGTCTTCTTGTTAGTCTTCCTACCAACGAAGGCTTCTTTAAGAGCCTTGTACTTAGGAGGCCAACGCCTAGACGCAGCACGAAGAGCAGAGGTGACAAAGCTTCTGAACCTAGAGTCAGTCCACTCGCCACCATTTCTTTTCTTATCTACCAATTGGTGTATCTACTATATGCGACATGTCAGCAGCATCGTAATGCACAAATAAATCTCTAGCAATTAGTAAAGCTTCGTCAACATCTAAAGCAACAAACTCAGTTTGATACTTATCGAATTCTCCCTCAGCTACATGCTCAACAACAAAGCCATTACTGGCTTCTCTAATGGTTACTGAATTAACATTCATTCTAGTCCTTCAATATCAATTCCAATCGTTCTTCTACCAACCTAGCATAGCCAATGATGTCATGCCATGAGTCATGATACCAAGGATCACCATTCACAATGCGAGAGATTTTGTTACAGATGAGATCAAGGCTCTCCTTCATATCATCATCCATCTCTTTCCACTCAGCGCCAGACCTGACAGTTTCTTTCAGGGCTTGTGAAACCCTAGACACATCTTCTTTGTAGTTGCCATACCTAACACCTCGTTGTATCAATGTGTCATCTACATTCATTGGATGCCTCCAATTGTTTTGGTGTCAATGGTAAAACTATTATCGCCAAAGCTGTCATGATCTGCGTTGTAAAAGAAATCACCAACATCACCAAACATCTTGCCACAATACTCAACAAGCTTGTTAGCAAGTGCTTCATCTTCTTCCATGTGTGGTATCACTGATGCCAATATCGTAGCCATACCAATTAAATTATTTACATCATCTTCACTGATAGTGAGTGGACCAAAGCCACTGACTAACACTTGAAAGTTGTTTGTATACTTCCCATCCACAATAGTAGGACGAAGGATTAGTGCAATGTCATTTGGTTTTAAGTTTGTGGAGGAGTCCATATCTGTCCTTCATATCTTCGTAGAAAAAGAAGCTGAGCATTCTCTAACACACGCTCAGCATTACCCTCATAAGCTTCCAACACTTTGTTGTATAGCTCAAGTTCATCTGTTGTGTCCCCAATTATCTTGGCTGCTTTCACTGGACCAACACGGAACAATCCTTTGATGTTATCAGCAGCATCACCTGTCAGCATCTGCGTGTACAACTTGACCAGAGCTTCCTCTGGTTTGATGTAGTAGCCTAGATGTTTAACGAAGTTGTAATGCCAACCAACAATCTGATCTAAGTCTTTGTCTAAAGACACAATGACACAATTGTCACCAAGCTTTGTAGCTTCAATGGCAATGGTGTCATCAGCTTCCTGACCCTCAGATATAGAAGCACCCCATTCCTTAACAAGATAGTCTCTAAGGAAAGCTAGATGCTTAGGCTTAGGCTTGTCCACTCTATTACCTTTGTAGGGTACAGTGGTTGCTATCTCATATCGGAAGTTGTTCTTACCTGTTAGGTGCATGCTCCAACTATCCACGAAGCAATCAGGATGGAGGGTGTCAACACCGCACATGAGAACATCAACGATTAAACGATCCAGTGTACGCTGTGCCGTTGCTTCGTCTTCGTCCTCACATGCAGATGCTGCTCGATAAGCGAAGATGTCGCTATCGAACAGGGCTTTCATTTACAGCACATCCTCATCGTCTGCACTGATGCCACTGGCTGCAGAATACTCAACCAACTCAGTGACAACCAGCTTCTTCAATGAAGGGCTAACACCTTTCTTGTTCTTGTATGTCCAAGAGTATGAAGACACTAAGGCTTTGGCTTTGCTGCCATTGCCAATTGCTTCAGTAATCTCATCGTTGTCAATGTCAAAGACACGCATAGGCTTCTCTGATTTGCAAGTGATGTACCTGCCCATGTCAGCCTTCTTGTCTTCACCAGTCTGAACACTGATGCCCATCTCTTCTAATGCTTCAACAGCAGCATCAGACAGATTGCATAAGTTCAACTGGAACTTACCAGACATCTCATTAATCTTAGTGTGTTGACACCAGAACAAATCAGCCTTAAGCTTAATAGCTTTCTTTTCTTCAGTCATAATTTTCTCCAATATAAAAACCCACTAGTAACGTCAGTGGCACTCACGCCAGTTGTTGCCAATCTTTCCTTCGGCATCCACTGGGCAACGGAACTTAAGAGCTTCACCTGCTTTAGTTGCTGCTTGCTCTATGAGCCTAGCTGCTTCCTCTGCCTGATCTTCTCTCACTTCCCATTGTGTTTCGTCATGAACAAACGCTAACAGTTTAGCATTTATTCCCTTCTCTTGCAACAGCTTTGTTGATTCAACAAGCCATTGTTTTGCAATGATAGCACCTGCACTTTGTAGCAATGTATTCAAGGCAGCATGCTCAGATCTAACCCACACCCTGCGTCCATCCAGTGCAGGGAGGTGACCCTTAGCCATCAGCCTAGATATCTTCTTCTTCAAGGCAGAAAGGCCGGGAGTATTATTGATAAAACTATCAATAAGTTTCTTGCCCCTGCTACTGTTACCACCTACGATACTACCTGCCTTGGCTGCACCTGCACCATACAACACACCATAGGTCAGGGTTTTGGTGGTGTTCCTAGCCTTCTTATGCTCAGGATTGTTATCGTCCTTAACAGTGCCTCGTTCCACCAAGCCAAAGCTTTGTGCATTGAACCAGTGGATATCACCCTTAAGCAACTCATCCATCCACTCTTGGTCATTCAGGTAGTGGCCTAAGCAGCGAAGCTCAATGCCGGATAGGTCCACACCTACCTGCTTGTACCCCTTAGGTACACGCCACATCTCTCTGCACTCAGCACCAAATGGACTACCCACCGCAGGAACCTGTGCCATGTTAGGGCTACTGTGTGTAGCTCTGCCAGTGACAGCACCATTGGTAGTTACCCTACCATGCACCCTACCATCGTCACCCACTAGCTCAAGCCAACTGCTGATCTGAGCTACACGCTTTTGAATCATTAAGTACTCAGCAATTATTTGTCCCTCTGGGAACACAACACCTTTCAAAGTGTCCTCATCCACTATAGGTTGACCCGTTGGGGTCATCTTAGTTGGCTTCCATCCTAGCTTGATAAGCCTGTCACCAATCTGCTGCCTACTTCCGGGATTGAAGATGGTTACTTTGTCCTTCAATTGTTTGCCTGTCTTCTCAGAGAAGCGTTGCTCAACAATGGGAGGGAACACCTTCTGCATTTCCTCTTCAATGTCAGACATGCGTCCACTGAGTGTGGCGTTCAACACCATAGCTTTCTCCATGTCTAGCATGAAGCCATTGTTCTCCATGCCACGGCAGATGATGGCAACCTCATGCTCAAGCTGAATGCTTTGCGTGGAAAACCCTTCCTTCGTCATGGTTATTGTCAGAAAGTTGTACAGTTTTTCTAAAAGTTGAACATCTTGTTCACAATAAGTAGCCATCTCTTCTGACCATCCACTGTCGAAGTCAGTGAAACCAATCTTGTAACTACCTAAGCGATAGCCCCACGCCTCTAGGCTATGTAGTGTAGGGGCTTTGCCTTCCTTAGGAAGCACCACCTCAATGTCAGGTTTGTACAGCCGTGACATTACTAGGGTATCCACTAGGCTGTTGTCAGGAATGACAACACCCCATACCTTATTTAGTATGGGTGCGTCAAAGCCGATGATGTTGTGGCCTACCACTTGCTCACCTTCTAAGTATTGCTGCAAGGTGTCGGCTTCCCGCCAGTGCCTCACTTCACCAGTGGTGTTGTGCTTGGTTACACACAACCAAATGGTGTCATGTTTCAGGTTTGTCTCTATGTCTAAGAAGATCATTGTCCTTGTCCTTATCATTTTGTCGGAGATTGTTAACATCTACCGACTGTTTGTAATCTTCTAATGAATCTTTACCAAAGATGGCATTCCATCTGGTAGCCCACTCCTCATCAGC